TCTTTTTTTATTTGCTTTAAATAGACAGAATATTAGGACTTTAAACAGGTGGGAAAAGACCAGCTAGAGGGCATGAAAAGAAATAAAAAGATTTGCCTAAACCCTTGACGATACCGCGATATCATGGTATCATATAGACAGTGAGAGACACAAACCAAGGAGGTAACGAAGAGATGACCAAGAGCGCGAAAGAAATCTCCAGAGAGGTGACAGCCTATTATAAGGCGAAGCAACAAGCTCGGGAAGAGGTCCTGGCCCCGAAAATCGAAGCTCTGAAGAACGAGGAGCTTCCCGCTCTCAAGGGGAGCGAAAAACAGATCGCTTGGGCTACCGAGATCCGGCTGAGGAAGCTAGCCGAACTGGAGCAGCTAATGGAAGAAGCTCTCGCGGAGATGCCGGGAGAAGAGGAATTCATCGGAGAGGAGTACAAAAAAGCCCGGGCTAGGCTCCTCAAAATCACCCACGCCGGACATTGGATAGACGCGCGGGAGTATAAAGTGGAGGACATCATCACTAGCGTATGCACGAGGTTAGGCATATGATGAAGCTACGCCCGATATATGCCAGGCTTGAGGAAGAGCAGTACGAGTGGCTGCGCCGATATTGCTTCGAGAACAGGGTGGCGCAGGCCGAAGTTCTCCGGCAGGCGCTGCAGATGTTCAGGGAAGCGAAGGAGGGGACTACGATGAGGAAGATTGAAGTTGTTGTCATCGAAGCGGNCCTGGACTACATGGACCGGCTGGAGAGNTTCGAGATGGAGNTNCCCGAGGATAAGGACCAGGCGGTGGCCGAGGCCATCGAGGCCGTTAAGGCCAGGGGCTACACGGTCCTCCCCAACGACCGGGGAGGCTGCAACGAGTACGTCAGCGTAAGCGGTGGCGAGGACTACATCGCTATTACGGTAGAACCAAAATAACACATAAAAATGGAGGGGCGCTGGCGCTACTACATTAATCGTACCCGCTTCGAGAAGTGGATGACCGGAGAGGACATGGGCCGGGCAAGGGAGGTGAGCGCAGAATGCGAGTTAACAACGACAAAAGGGGTAAGGCCATGAGGAAGCGCTGGGAGGACNCACTAACTCTCATCTTCTTCCTCGGCCTCCTGGNCCTGCTGGTGTGGACAANNTATCAGGTTTTTCTCCTGATTCGGGGCCAGGTGCCAAATTGGGTTGATGCTGGGAGCTACTACTGGAAATTGGCGGGGAGGTGAGATGCGTGGCCGTCCATCGCGGTTGGACTCCGGCAGAGGACGAGTTTGTACGTCGAGCCTATCCCAAGTACCCGGCCCCGGAAATCGCNAANTACCTTGGACGNACAAAGGCAGCAGTTCATATCCGGGCCAATAGGCTGGGCGTCAAGAAGCCCCATGAGGCCAGAAGGGAGATTGCACTCAGGAATCTGTCCAAGGCACACGGCAAGCCAAAGCGTGAGATGCCACGCCACGTCAAAGAAGCACTGGGAGTTTACACCTACTGGAGAGGGGGAACATGGTAATGGGTGTCAGTGTCTACGAGCAAGAGAAACTGCTGGAAGAGCGTCGGCAACAACTGCTCAACCGCTACAAACGTATCGAAATGGAAGCGTACAAGTGGGAAGCTGGGCTAATNAGTGCCCAGCGGTTAGCGGAGATTGTGTTCGGCATTGTCAACGAAGAGGCACAAAGATAGCCCCCACCTCTGCACAGGTAAGGGGCCAAGAAAACACTCACTATATTTTATCACGGAGGGACAACGATGGCAATTAGGCAACCCGAGGAAATCCTCGGCCAGAAGAAGCGGATTCGGATGTTAATCGCCGGATACCCCGGCATAGGCAAGACGACCCTGGCCTTATCTGCCCCCAGGCCCTTGCACATAGACTGTGACTTCGGTCTGGACAGGGTGGAGGCCCGGTATCGAGTACCGTTTATCCAGCCACAAAGCTACGACGAGCTGTTGGCTGACCTGGTGCCCGAGAATCTCAGAGACTTCGAAACCTTGGTATTTGACACCGGCGGGCAACTGTTGACCCTGATGTCCCTGTGGGCCATGAAAAAAGATCCGAAGTACGGCCAAAGAGACGGCACCCTGTCACTTAAGGGCTACGGGTTCGTGGGCAAAGAGTTCATGAGGTTGATGGACTACTGCTTCTACGAACTCAAAAAGCACATAGTCATGGTGTTCCATGCGGTCGAGGAAAAAGACGGCGATAACACCAGGCTCCGCATCAAGGTCGAAGGCCAGACCAAGAACAACGTGTGGGAACCTATGGACTTGGGCGGGTTCATGGAAATGCACGGGAACGACAGGGTAATCGGTTTTAGCAACTGCGAGAGGTACTTTGCCAAAGGAACGAGGGGCATTAAGGGTGTTATGAAGGTGCCCGAACTCGGCCCGGACAAGCCCAATGATTTCTTGACGCGGCTGTTTGACCAGTACTACAAGCAGGCTGCCGACGAAGTGCGGATGGCTGAAGAGCAAAAAAGAGCTTACGAAGCGGTCATGGAAAAGGGACAAGCCATAATCGCCAAGATTGAGGACGCCAATACCGCTAACCAGGCGGTAGAGGAAATGAAGCAATTGGAGCACGTCCTCACGTCCCACCAGGAACTAGCATACTTGTTCAGCCAGAAAGTGGCAGAGCTGAACCTGGTGCTGGACAAGAAAACTAAACAGTACGTGGAGGGGTAATACATGCGCTACCTCATAACCCACTCCCTCCTATCCTCATGGCTGTGGGCGATAAAGGAGAACCCTTACGAGGACGCAACAACCGAGGACGATAGCTGGGATCGGTTCCTGTTAATACTCAACCGGGAATCGACCCCGGTCACCCCGGCCATGCAGGACGGGATCGACTTTGAACAACTGGTGACCGACATAATGTTCGAACTGGCCGACCCCAGCCACAAGTGGTTTGAGGCAGCGAAGCAGGTGTACCAGATAGTCCGCAAGGGCAGTCTGTTGCAGTACAGCACCAGCAAAGAGATCACGGTGGCCGGCAAGGAGCTACTGCTGTATGGGCGATTGGACGCTTTGCGGGCCGGCACTATCTACGACATCAAGTTTTCCCGCAGCTATGAGCGAGGCAAGTATTACAGCAGCACCCAACACCCAATGTACTTCGAGCTAGTGCCGGAGGCCCAGCGGTTTGTGTACGTGGTAAGCAATGGCAGCGAGGTATGGACAGAGGCTTACGACCGTGAGGACACGCCCAGCATTATCCCAATCATCGAGGACTTCCTCGCCTGGCTTGAAACCCAGAACCTCATGGCCGTGTATGAAGCGAAGTGGCAGACAAAATGAAAGGCCGTTTGGTTGATTTAACCTTTACCCTGGACGGCAANCANCGCTTGGTAATCGAATTGGACGACGACTTCCGCNAGGNCTTCGCTGNGNTGAAAGANCACGACGTGCGGGTGGAGATTAAGAAGTGGCGGAAGAAGCGCAGCCTGGACGCGAACGCCTACGCGTGGGTGTTGATCGACAAAATAGCCCAGGCCACCGGGGTGCCCAAAACAGAAGTCTACCGCCAAGCGATAAGGGAAATAGGCGGGGTTAGCGACATAGTGGCGGTCCCCGACAACGCTGTGGACAAGTTCCGTGAAGGGTGGAGCAAACAAGGCATAGGCTGGCAGACGGAAATTCTTGACAGCAAACCGGGTTACAAGCGCATTGTCGTCTACTACGGCTCTAGTACCTACGACACAAAGCAGATGTCTGCTTTAATCGACAGCCTAGTCCAGGAGGCCCAGGCTCTGGGTATCGAAACCCTACCGCCTGCGGAGATAGCAAGGCTACAGAGTCAGTGGGAGGTGAAGAACCCGTGATTACCTTTGATATATTGTTTGAGTATGACAGGGTCCAACGGTTTATTAACTCATTCCAAGGACGGCCACCTGGGGCAGTTGCTAACGACATTGTGTTTGCTATCAGGTCTGCGAAACGCAATCAACGCTTGATGGGAGCGGATGACATTTATCGCGACTTGGTAATAAACAGGCATTGGAATCATTATGAACCGGACAAGACGGAGGCGTTGCACGCAATTGAGTATTATATTGTCTGGGAGGGCTTGTCCAGAAAGGAAAAAGAGATCATCAGACAACAGCGCACCGCCGAATGGATTTTTGAATCAGGTGGGCACGGCTCCAGCACCTACGACAGTCTGTGGAGTGAGCGCAATGGCTAAGTGCGGTGACTGCGTACATTACAACCGCTGTGCGGGCAACGCTGGCTGGTGTAAGAAGGACGCTATCCATGTCGCAGTTATCGCCGACAAGGAAGCGTGTGAGGACTTCAAAAGGGGGACAAGCCTAATGGATACCAAGACCGTGACTATCGCTCTGGAGCGTCACGAGGAGCTTATTAAGGCAGAGGAACGCTTGGCGGTTATCAAGACTATCACCAACCAACCCCATCCCTATGACCATGACAAGATCCGGCTGATCCAAGCCATTTTGGAGGACAAGCCATTGCTCTGACAAACGGTGGGACGCGCGAGAGGAGGCGGAGGATGAATGATCTGCACCTGNGGCCGGGGTATGATCCGCTGCTGGATACCATGGATAAGAAGCGGCGGCTGGNTCTGCACATACTGCGGCTACTGCGCTAGGCTTGACTACCGTACTGGGATAAAGACAGTCTATTGGCAGCCCAGGCGGTACGGAAGGAAGAAACTACGTCGGCAGTGTGGGGAAAGGCCGGGGTTGCTGGAAAGAGCCGAGGAGGTGCTGAGGGATGAGATTAAGTGACCGTGACATGGTGAAAGCCGTTAGAGCTTTTGCAGGTATAGGATTTAGGATTTGTGATCGTTGTCAGAGTATCTACTGGCCCGGTAATGAAGGCTACACCAGTGACTACATCAAGTTGTGTGATGAGTGCCTAAAAGAGGCAGGTGCAATTCGAGTGGAAAGCCTCACTAGAGAGCTTATGTACGCTCTTGAGCAACATGAAAAATGGGAAAACGCCTTGATAAGTGGCACCTTTGAAAGTTTTGGAGCAGCTTATGAAGCTTATGAGACGACCCGAAAAATTCGCATCGAAACGCTTGCTAAGGCCAGAAGGCTACTGGGTGATATGGATGCCTAGAGGGGGATGTCNGGGTGTATCGGTACGCAGATGATGNTTTCCTCAGTTAAAAATCCATCGGATGGGGAGCNNACACTCCCCATCGTATCCCGTCTGGGCAATGATACACCGATGCGTAGTGTGCAGTTGAGGTTGGTTATGGAATAGGGGGTGGTGAAACCATGGCGGTATATAGGCAGGTTCATGTGAGTTTCTGGCAAGATCCGTTCATTCTAAACCTTACGCCGGAAGAGAAGTATTTCTACTTGTACCTGATGACTAACAGCAAAACCAGTCAATGCGGCATTTACGAGATAAGCAAAAAAGTGATGATGTTTGAAACGGGCTACAACTTAGAAACGGTGGAAAAGCTGCTTAACCGTTTCATTGAATACGGCAAAGTTGCCTACGATGAAGAAACTGGAGAAATTTTCCTGCTTAATTGGCCTAAGTACAACTGGAGTAAGAGTGATAGGGTGTTGAAATGTATTGCAAAAGAGTTGGAACAGGTGAAGTCAAACCGCCTGCTAGAAGCATATAACAAAACAATGGATAGTCTATGTATACCCTATGAATACAGTATGGATAGTCCCGGGGAAGAAAAAGAAAAAGAAAAAGAAAAAGAAGAAGATATAGTACCTTATCAAGCGATAGTGGATCTGTTCCACGAACTCTGCCCTAGCTTACCAAAACTTATGCGCTTAACNAATAACCGTCGAACCGCTATCAAAAATAGGTGGAAGGAATATGGCGATCTTGAAGCCTTTCGTACNTTATTCGCCAAGGCGGAAGCAAGTGACTTCTTGTCAGGGCGTAATGGTAAGTGGACTAACTGCAACTTTGACTGGCTGATGAAGCCAAGTAACATGGTCAAGGTGCTTGANGGAAATTACGACAACCCCAAGCCCAAAGACGAACCTAAGCCTGACCTTGAGTTCTATCTACCGAAAGAGGGAGCCTAATGAATCGGGACATTAACCTGTTAGNAGAAGCTAGGNTGTTAGGCAATATCATAACGCAGCCCGAAGTTTGGTTCGAAGTGGCACCCGATTTCCGGGCAGAGCTNTTTTCCGACCCAGCATATCGGGCCATTGCCGAGATTATCATCGACTTGACAACTGGCGGTCAACGGCCCTCCAGCGTCAAGATTTACAACGAAATGTTCAAGCGCAACGTGGGTCTGACCGTTGACGACCTGCTGGAAGTCGTTTCGGCACACGTCACCGTAAGTGAAACCAAATCCCTGCTCGCTGAACTAGAAGACCTGTGGAAGCGGCGCACGGTGTACCAAACTCTGTTGTCCGCCCTGAATGAACTCAAAAATGAGGACAAGCCTACTGACGAGCTGATAGCATTTGCCCAGCAGAAAATGATCGAGGCGTTCAACCAAACGGGCCGTAGCGAGCTAAAGTCCATGCAAGACGTGTGCGAGAAGTTGTTCCTACGCCAGGAAGCTATACAGCGGGGCGAACTCCTGCCGGTGTACCCGCTTAACCTAACCGGGTTGCAGTCTTTGCTGGGTGGGTACGAAACGGGTTCCCTGAACATTATCGCTGCCCGCCCAAGCATGGGTAAAACAGCGTTTCTTTTGAGTGAGTGCCTGGGGTGGGCACAGAGGGGGCTTCCGGGTATTATCTTCAGCCTTGAGCAAGAGGACGTGCAGATAGGCCAGCGCAACATTGCTAACCTGGAGGGCATTCCCGTGAGTTATCTACGGGCGCGCCTTGACGAGAAGCATTTGGATAGGTTCTATTCGGGNCTTTCAAAGCTCCGTGAGTTGCCTATCAAGATTAGCGACAAGCGTGGTTTGACGGTCGACCAAATTTGCAGCATTGCCAGAGTCGAGAAAATGCGGAACCCTGACCTCAAGTGGGTTGCGGTGGACTATGTGACGGCCATAGCTTTTGACCCCAGGCAGTCCCGTTACTTGGCTGTGGGGGACGCGGCACTCAAGCTGCGGAACCTGGCAGAGGAAATCGGCGTGTTTGTGGTTCTCCTGTCGCAGCTAAGCCGTGCGGTGGAAGCAAGGAACGACAAAAGGCCGACCATGGCCGACCTGCGGGAAAGCGGCAACCTTGAGGAGTTCGCGGATACGGTTGTCTTTTTGTACCGCGAAGGGTACTACCGGCCCGGGTTCCTGGATTGCCCNGAGGGNGACTGGATCACCGAGATCGAAGTGGCCAAGAACAGACAAGGNGGTAACGCCGGAAAAAGGACATTGGCGCTGTTTGAACAGCCGACCATGCGGTGGTTGAACTGCCCTAGCGATTTGGCTGAAAANTACATGAAGAAGGTGAAGCGGAATGGCTAAAGCTGGACGCTACCGAATCTGGGCAGACGGTTATCCAACAAACAACACCAACAATGACCTGACAAAGTTAATCGACCTAGCTCACCGCCTGCACCTGATCACCAAAAGGCAGTATCAGGTGCGGGGGCCAAGTGGGATAGTANTGTGGTCGANTGAAGAAAAGGGGGNTCAGTCATGAAGCGTGACTTAAAAGCTGATTTGGAGTTGTGTAACAAGGCNACACCTGGGCCATGGGAAATCTGTTTGGGAAGTGGAGTAAGCTTTTGCACCGCTGTGATGACAGCGGATGGCAGATATATGATTTGTTATTGCTTGCCCGATTGGTTTTTGGATGAAGGTGTTGCGCCCGAAAACCATGTGCCGAATCTGCAATTTATAGCCGAGGCCAGAGAAGGCTGGCCCCACGCGATAGAAAGGGCTATGCGGGCAGAAGCGGAGGTTGAACGTTTAAGGGGTGAGCTAGAACAACTGCTTGAAATAGCATTCGCTCACATTCCGGACGTGATGCTGGAGTATGGA